TCAGATAACCGGCGACCACGGTGTAGGAACATATGCGTCTCCGCGCGCGTTCATCGTGTCGAACACGCGAACACCCGGCGGGATGTGCTTGGGCGGCACGATGCCGAACGCGGCCACGTCAGCCTGCTCGGCGCCGTCGATTCGGCGAATGATCGGCGCGGGATAGTCCTTGTAGACCTCATCGCGCCACGGCGAGTTTGGTGGCTCGATACCGAAGTGCTTGAAGAGGCGATCGCTGCGCGCTGACTCATAGTTCGTGCACATGCGGCTCCATGTGACAGCCGCCATGATAGCAACGCGAAGCCAAGCGCTACGAACTGGACGCCGCCGATGCTGCGGATACGGCCGAGGTATCGCTCGCTGCGCTGGCGCCCTGCGACTCCTTGTAGATAGCCGCGATGTCCTTCGCGACGGAGTCGAGCAATGCGTTTTGCAGATAGGCGTCCGGCGAGCGGCAGTCAGCGCCATAGCGCGAAAGGTCGGTCCCGACGTCCGGAATCGGCTTGTCGTTCGTATCGAATCCGAAGCCCTGCGGCACTGCGCCGATAAATGGAATAGGCGCGCCATCGCTGAATGCCGTGCTGCATCTAGGGGGTGAGATAGGCAACGCTCATCGTGTGGATTTCGCGGACGACGGGCGAGCGATAGTCGAGGAACCAGCCCTTTTGTAGATTGAATAGTCGCAATAGGCCGGCTTCATCTTGTGGAAATGGCAGAAGTTGCGCACGTTGTGCGAGGGCATGACTTGCGCCGACGAGCTTTGCCCTATCTAGCCAGTCACAGCGGGCTCCATTCGACGACAGCCAAATCTGGCAAGACTCGATCAGGTGGTCAGTGCGCAGCCATTCGCCGCAGCGGGCGTATGCGAGCAAGTGCCCGACAACGAGAAACGTCAGCAGCTCGGCTTTCGTCTCCTCGTCCACATTCCCTCCGCTTCAAGGACGACCCCAACTAGCAGGGTTCCATGATAGCAATGGACGCAGCGACGAAGTTTCGGAACATGGACTGAGGGCGATTCATGCCCTACATTGAAAGCGGTCGCCTACTTGCACGGAAGGCGCCCGTCTCATAGTTTGCTACGAGAGGCCAACTATGCTTGGGTCCGCCGCGCCTCTCTCAGGGCGGCGGCTCTTTTCTGCTGGAGACGCGTTATTGCGATGCGGCAGAGGCCACCGAAGCATCGCTCGCCGCGCCCGTACTGCTCGACTCCTTGTAAGCGAACGCGATGCTATCCGCGATTGAGTCGACAAGCGCGTTCTGCAGATACGTGTCAGGCGTGCGACAGTCCGCACCGTAGTGCGACAGGTCCGTGCCGGTGTTCGGAACCGGCTTGCCGTTGGTATCGAAGCCGAAGCCCGTCGGAACCGATCCGATGAAGCGGATGGGCGCACCGTTACTCAACGCAGCGCCCTCGGCGGCATACAGCCCACTGGCCGCCGAATTCATTGTGTCGCACGTGATAATGGGCTGCACAACGAACACCGCTTTACCAGCCACCGCGGCCCACTGCGAAAAGACCAGCAGGTCGGCCGTGAACTGCTTCATTGCTGCCTGCTGCGATGGATCGCTCGCAGGTGTCACCATGTCGTCGAGCTGGAAATTCACGATCACCCACGAGCTGGGGTCGGTCTTGAACTGGTCCGCCGTCGGCGACTTACCGTTGTACTCGGTGGTCACGATCTGATGCAGAGCGGTGCCGTCGATCACCTGATTCGTTATGTCAGCCTTCACGCCGCGTTCGGCGAGCGCATCGGTCAGCGATTTGGCCGTCGCCTGCGCATCCGATGCCGGGTTCGCAGCGTCCGCGGCCACGGCTTCCGAGATCAGGCTGAATTGCGCATGCGCCACCGTGGCCGACGAGGCCGACACGATCGGCTTGCCATACATCGAGATCGTCAGCGACTTGGCCGCAGGCTGTGCACTATCGCTGCTCCCGCCACCACCTCCACAAGCTGCGAGCCCAACCGTGAAGAGGCAGGCCGCCAGAAGCGTCTTTTTCATTCTTGTTCCCCGGATCTAGGTTTTGTTGGCGCGGCCCTCTCCAGCCGCCCCAAAAGTTTACACTGGTTTACGATCTGCCTACGAACAACCAGGCGTCTTCGGGCGCACTGCGCAGACGTATGCCTGCAGCGCCTTCACTTTGTCGATTTCGCGCTGGTCGTCTCCAGCGACCCCGAAAACGCGCTCTGCAACCGCTGGGTCGAGGTCTGCGACGGCGGCGCCACCATCGCCCACGCCGGCGGCGCCGGGAGATCCGGCGACGATGCCGGGACCGGTTGGAACGCAGTTGCGCACTGCGACGCGCACGCGCTCAGTGCCAGTAGCGAGAGCGCTGCGATACTTGCGGTTATCAGCCTCATGAGCTTCCTTCTCCTTCGTGGCCGCGGCATCCGCCGCTGCGACCGCCGACGCGGCCTGGTTGTGAGAATCAATTGCGCGCTGCTCGCCATTGAGCGCCGCGCGCGACACGTTGAGCATGTCGCTCGCTGCCTTCTCGTTGTCTTGCGCGTGTGCGGCCTGCTCGACGGCCAGTTGTCGACCAGCGATCACGTGTTCGGCGCCGAAGCCTATCGCCGCGCCGATCAGCGCAACTAGCAGGTACGGCCACGTCAATTTCAGGAATGCCAGCATCAAAGCCCCCTCTCACAGATAGCGCGCTCGTCGGCGCGGCGTTTCACCAGGCCGGGCAACACCTGACCGCGCGCGGTCACCCACTGCGGCTTGCCCGCGTCCGACTCGTTCATCGCCTTGCACGCGCCGCGGTAATCGCCTGCGTTGAATCGACGCGCCGTCGTGCTGCCACAGTACGCACCCGTACCGATGCTGTAGGCAAAGCTCACAGCGGCGCCGAGCTGGTACGTGCGCCCCTTCAGCCACGGTGTGCACTTAAGCACCGGCTCCGCGTGAGCGATAAGTTGCGCCTCCAACGACTCGCGGCACTCGGCTTCGCTGTAGCGCTTGCCAACCACGACGTCGTGCGTGTCGCCCATGCACTTCGTGGGAATCCCTACCGGATCGAGATACCCGCGCAACACGACCCCTTCGAACTTCGGCACGACAGAAACTAAAAGGGCCGCTGTCGCGGCCCCCACAACACCCACAAGCGTTTTCTTCGCTCCACTAGCCACCGTGTTCCTCCAGTTCGTGCAGACGTGCATCCGACTCGCGCTGTTCGCGCTGATCCTTGCGCCACATGAAGTACGCGTTGAGAGAAAACGTCAGCACTGCAGTCCCGATACCGACAATCACGCCGACATCGGTCAACGTCAAAGACGACGCCATCGCTACACCACTACCGGCGTAGCTCGCGGCTTCTGTCGGGCTCACTCGCATCTATCCCCCCCGGAAATAAAAAGGCCGCCTCGCGGGCGGCGTTGATTTCTGTCCTGCGGATGCTTAGGTAACGACATCGCCACCAACGAAAACGCTACGCGCCGGGTTCAGTGCGGCAGAGTCGTCGCTCGCGGGCGCGACGATGAGTTGCTGATCCGCGTATGCGAAAGCATCCTGCCCATCGGGCGGCAGTCCCGTCACCGGGATCTGTTGCGTGTACATAGGCGCCTTGCCCGCCGCGCGCGCGTCAGCGCTCAGATACGAATACACCATCGCCATGGTCGTCTTAGCCGTGGCATCGAGCGTCACCAGTCCCGTAACGTGATAGCTAGCGACTGCGCCGGTCGACGGCGTTTCGTAATCCTTTTTAATCGGCATCGTGTTTCTCCAGTTAAAGATTGCTCAAATCGATTGCCAGAAACTGCCAGTCGTATTGCGACCCGAAGCACGTGTTGTTTCCCGGATGCGTTGTGTTGCCGACCGCGTTATAGGCGTATTGAAAATTGATGGTGTTGCCGACTGTTTGTAGGGCGCTCACGTTGTACCAGCCGCTATTGTTGCCGCCCGCCGGCGCAGAAACCCACGCTGTTGCGATCGCAGCGACGCCGATCTTGCTCACGCCGGTGTAAGGTCCGAACGAGTACTGTTTCAGGTCTACCTGATTCCACTGACCCCACCCAGGCCCCGCGCCCATGATGTTTCCGCTCTGGACGTCCAGCACGCGCGCGAGCCGCTGGCGCGCGTCGGCGATCAGGTTGCCGCTCTCATCGAACACCTGCAGACCGTATCCTGCGCCAGACGGCGCGGCCGCCACGGACTGATCAAACACATAGACCGTTACCGTGGTTGCTGAACTCGACCAGATCTGAATGGACCACGTGCCATTCGTATTGTTGTAGCACTTGAGGATGGTTGCGTACGCATTCGGGCTATATAGAGCAATAAGCGGAGCGACAGCCGACACGGTTATATTCGCGACGTTGGCGGCGAGTGTGTATTGAATGCCAGCATTCGACTTTCCGACGTTCACAGATCCAGCGCCCGTCGTGACACTGAGAGTCTGGCGCAGCGCGAAGTTTTGCGAAGTGCCGTCGATCTGCACTAGTCCGCTATCCGTCCACGCCTGGAATCCAGCGGTCATCAACCCCCCCCATAGACGATGTATCCGTCTTGATAAATGTCATAGGTGCTGTTTTTTGCGCTCCACGTCCACAAGAGTGTGTTTCCGCTCAACGTGAAGCGCGGAACGATGCAGCCGCCTGACAAATACCCGTCGCCGCGCGTCCAACTTGGCTGAAACGCAAACCAGCCACCCTGCGCCAACCGACTGTCGACAACACTCCCGTTCGTGCCGCCATAGATCTGTGTGAATCCAGCCAGCCGCATCACGCGATACGTTGCATCGAGAACGATGTTTCCGCTCGCGTCAAAGATCTGAAGACCAGCCGTCATTACCAGAGCCCCAAACGTACGCGCAGCACGTTGTTGTTGTCGTAGACCAGCAGCGTCGAGTCGGACAGCGTCAGATACCCGCTGCCGGTGTTCGCGCCGTTGAGCGTGAGCGTCCCGTTCTTGTCGAGCCTCCACCGCGGCTGACCGTTCGCGCCCACCGCAGTCGACTGGATGACGTCGGCGATATTCGCGCTTTGAATCCAGCCAGTGCCGATGAAGGCCTGCGCCAGAAACACCTGGCCGCCCTGCACGATGAACGGCGACTGCACGGTCGATCCGGTGTTGTCGAGGATCGCGAAGCGCTGCGCCGCCACGAGCACTGACGACTCGACCACGCCGCTGCTGTTGTCGACCCCCACGCCGATGCTGGCGATGTACGTCCGGCCGCCGCTCGTGACCTGCGTCTTGATCGTGTACGACGCGCTCACGCGCCCGTTGAGATCCGCGTACGACTGTGCAACCGTCTGCACTGCCGCCGCGTTCGCGTTGGCCTGCGCCTGCACCGTGGTGATCTGCGATGCCTGCGCGCTGTCCGCATCGGCACGGGCCTGCGACTCGGTCTGCACCGCCGCGTTCAGCGTCGTTACAACGTCGTTGATCGTGCTCTGCAACTGGGCTGCGACGGCGTCGGTCCTTTGCGCCTGCGCGAGGTCGGCTTCGGCTCGCGCCGACTGCTCAGACCACACACCGGCGTAGACCGTCGTAGCGCCCGCGTACCCCCCGTTGTCGCCCGCCATCGGCACGTTGATCTGCGCCGAAAGCGCGCTGATCTGCGTGCCGAGCGCCGAATCCGCGTTGGCGCGCGCCGTCGACTCGGTGGTGATCGCGGTCGTGTTGCCGTTCGCCGTCGCCGTCACCGAGTCGATGCGCTGACCCAACGCTGTATCTGCGCTGGCACGGGCCGTTTGCTCCTGGGTGATGGCCGTCGTGTTGCCGCTCGCCGTCGCGGTGACTGAATCGATGCGCTGCCCCAGCGCCGTGTCGGCGTTCGCACGCGCCGTCGCCTCCTGCGTGATCGCCGTGGCGTTCCCGTTGGCCGAAGCGGTCACTGTGTCGATGCGCTGCCCGAGAGCGGTGTCGGCATTGGCTCGTGCGGTCACCTCCTGGCTGATAGCCGTCGTGTTCGCGCCCGCCGTGGCCACGACCGTATCGATGCGCTGGCCGAGCGCCGTGTCGGCATCCGTGCGCGCCGTCGTCTCGGTCTGGATGGCTGCAGCGTTCGTGCCGTTTGCTGCGGTGACGGTGTCAATGCGCGTGCTCAGCGACGAGTCGGCATCCTGCCGGGCCTGCTGTTCCGTCGTGATCGCCGCGCCTCGCGCCGTCGCCTCGTCGGAGATCGCCTTCGCGCGCGCCGTGGCCTCGTCTGTAATGGCGGCTATACGATCGCTTGTCTCCTTCGAAATCGCGGACGCGTTGTCGCTGACGCCCTGCTGGATGCCCGGTATCGCGTTGATCGGCGTGAGCACATCGCTGCCCAGTTGCGTCTTCGTGATCTGGCCAGTGAGATACGACAGGATCTGCGTCGAATCGCTGCTGCTCTGGCCATTCACGCCCGCGCCGGTCGGATACCACGGCCCGATGTTTCCAGACGTGTCCGTGAGCCGCGCCCAGAAAAAGAACGACTGGCCCGCAGCCAGGCCCTGAAGCACCGCGCGCGCCTGCGGATACGGATAGAGCGAGAGGCGCGCCGCCGTGCTGAGGTCGTTAGTCTTGCTGTACCAGACATCGACATACTGCGTGTCGTTTGCCGAGCCATCTGCCGGGAACGTCCAGTCGAGCTGGATCGCAAACACCTGCGTCGTCGCCGTCAGCGAAGCGAGCGCCGGCGGCGGGCTCGTCTTGCCGGTGAGCACGGTGTCTGTGCCGTATGCCGGGATAGACGTCACGCCCATCGCGTTTTCGGCGCGCACGCGCGCCAGATACGTGCCCTGATAGATGCCAGCCACTTCAACCTGCAGACCGCCCGTCTGATTGGCCGGCACCCAGTCGCCGTTATCCTTCCTCCACTCCGGGATGTAGTTGACCGCGCTCGACGCCGAGTCCCACGCGATCACCATGTTCGTCTTGGCGATACCCTGATCAGTGTACGAATACGTCGAGACGCGCACATTCGTCGGAAGCACCTGCGCCGACGGCGGCACGACGGTGACCGGACGCTGCTGGATCTGCGCACCAGTATCGATCGCGGCATACTTGCCGGGCTCGTGCTGCACGGCCGTGACCGTGTAGGTGATCTGGCCGTTGTCGTCGTTTTCCTCAATGCTCGTGACGCGGAACAACTGAGCAACCAGGTCCGCACTCTCGAGCATCCAGACCGCGCCGGGCACGGCGTTGTCGTCGAACGCATCCGATACCGTGATCGTGTCGCCGTCCAGCATTTGCACCGTGCGCGATTGCGCGATGCCCGACGGCATGATCACCGTTAACGTGTCGCCCGCCGACGCAGTCGGTGCTTTGTCAAGCACGACGGCTCGGCCGTTCATTGAGCGAATGCGGCCGCCCATGCGACGCCCGGCCTTGTTCGAATCTGCGACCGCAATCACTTCACCGGGCGCGGAAAGTTGAGCGTCCAGGCCGACCTGAAACGTAACGGTGTTCGTCTCGTAGCGGCTCGTGAGCAGCGTCCAAAGGCCAAGCCGATGCGCCTGCCCCTGAGACGTCGTGCCGAATGCCGTGATCTGGGCTTTCACGACGCCGTAGCGCGCGAGGCCATCATCATCGGGGACGTACTCGATTGCCTGCTTGTACTGGTTCGCAGGATCGTTCCAGCTGATCTGCGCGACCGTGTAACGCGACTTCCGCTCCGACCCGGCATACGAAAACTTGCCGTCGACCACATTCGCCTGCGTATAGACGTACGGGCCTTCGAACGGCATATCGGCAGTGATGAGGACTTGGCCAGCACCCCAATATGCCTGCCCGCGAAAGATGCCCGCGATGTCCTGCAGCACCTTGAACGCATCGGATTGCGACTGGATCACGCAATTGCACGTGAAACGCGGCTCCGTTCCGCCCTTGCCGTCGGGAACCATCACATCGCAGTACTGTGCGATTTCGTACAGTGCCCACTTGTCGAGAGACGACGCGTCAACGAACTTGCCTGCGCCATAGCGATCATTCAGCACCAGGTCGTACAGCACCCACGGCGGGCAATTTGTCCATGCCTGCTTGAATGTCCCGTCCCACACGCCCGAGTACGTACGTTGCACCGGGTCGTAATTCGACGGCACGCTGATGATGCGCCCCATGATGTCAAACGAGCACGTCGGCACGGAGCTGAACGAGCGCGCATCAAAGGTCATCCCAACGAGCGCGCTCATCGGGTAACGCAGTTTGCTATCGATTACCTCTGTGATCGCCTCGATGTTGACCGTGTCGGCGATCAGCGAGCTATGCGCATTCGGCGTGATGCGGCGAACGCGCACCACCCAGCCTGTCGATGACGTGGGCAGATCAACGCGGACGCTACGCTCGTAGAGCGACGTGGTCTTGCCATCAAACGCGCCGCTCACCGCCTGCGAAAACGAGCCACCCACCGGAGCGAGATCGATTGCGTACTCGACCCGATACCCCGTCACGTCGCCCGTCGACGCATTCGATTGCTGAAACTGAGGCAGGCCGAACCTGATCCGCACAGCGGAAAGCTGCGTGTTCTCGATCTGATGCACCCAAGGCGTGTCGGACGTAAGAGCCACGCCAACGGCAATCTCGTTCTCGACGGACGGGAAGCCGGAAAGATAGGCCTGATCCTGCGTGCCAACGCGGGTGTCGACCGTGTAGTTTTCGAAGTTGCTCGACCCATCGCTATTCAGGATCGGCGTGCCGTCGAGGAGCACTGACTGCAGCCCGTTGGCCAGCCCGTAAATCGGGCCTTCTGAAACAACGTGGAGCTGCTTCGCATAGGCATTCGAGCGCAGGCTATCCGGCGACTCCGCCGGCGTGCTGCTGCCACTGCCCTTCGCCCCAGAAATTCGCATGTCAGGTTTGATCCTCTGCGTATATGCCCGAACTGACCACCTTCGAACCCACCACCATTCGCCCGTACACGATAGGCACAGGCTCGCCTTGGGCTGCGCTGTTGACCGGCCCGTTGAAGTAGTACGAAGTGCCGTTGTCGGCCACGCCTGCCAGCCCAGCGGTTTGCGGGCTCAACATCTGCACGACGCCGCCTAGCGCCATCGAGGCACCGAGACCGATCAACGTTGGCATTTGCGTGAACACGCCGACGGCGACGAGCGCCGCACCCAGGATCGTCTGAAACAGACCGCCGCGCTTGCTGCCGACCAGCATGGGGGCAATGCGGATCTCGTCCGCACCGGACGGGTATTCGAGCTCGTCGCGCGCGAGGTTCTGCTTCCCGATGAACACTGCGAACGTCAAACCCTGCTCGCGCGATCGCACCAGGAACTTACGGAAGCCCGGCAGCACGACGCCAAGCGCTCGCAGTGCTTCAGCCGGCGATCGGACAGCGAGGCGATGCTCGCGCCCAAAGCGGGCACCGAGCACGCCATAAAGCTTGATAGTTCGAAGCTTTTCGTTCATTCGTCACCCCGATAGCGCAACACCGTTCGCAGGCATTGCGCCCACATGCCGCCCCACACGGCGCGCCCTGAGAGCCGCCCGTGCATGTGGTGCAGGAAATGGCCGTCACCGATGTAGATGCCCGCGTGATTCGGCACACCGTTGCGGCTGCGGATCTGCATGAGCAGCACGTCACCGATTGCGAGGTCCGCCTCCGCACCGATGTCCTCGAAGCCAGCGGCGCGGTAGTTTTCGAGATAGAGGGACGAATGGCCGTCTTCCCACCAGTCATCTCGCCGCTCGAAATCGGGCAGCACGACGTCGCGCTCTAGCCGATACCAGTCGCGCACAATCGCGTAGCAATCATGGATGCCGTGGGCGAACTGCCGTCCGATGAGCGGCGCGATAAAGCCGCTAGGGCCGAATTCGCACCAGTCGTCCACGGCGATCGAGCCATCGGCCTGCATGCCGAGCGAGACGATCACCCAGAGCGCGATTCCGCCCTGCTCGCACATCGCCTTGTCGGCAGCACTAGGCCGAGCGGCCGCGCCCGGATGCGAATGCACAAGCGCGACGATGTCTCCGGCGCCCTCAGCGCGCGCGTAGTCCTCGCCAGTGATCACAAAATGCTCGGTCGGCGTGGCCGCACAGTTCGCGCACGGCATGTACGTCTCGACGCCAGCTACAGACGTGACGAATCCGACCGCCTCGCGCGGGTACTCCGCGATCGCATGCGCTGCGATCGCGGCCTTGATCGATTCATTCATTCAGGAAAGTGTGTCGCTGAGGAACCCGCCGAACGGGAGTTCGTTGTTGACGCCGAAACGGCAATTGCACCCACTGGTCTTCATGCTGCAGCGGTCAAGCGCCGGGTCGCTCACAGGCTGATCATTCGCGTCGAAATATGCGGTGCCGGTGTAGCCACAGTTCGCGTCGCGATACTTCCACTGGCATATGCTCACAATCTGGCGCGCAGGCAATTGCTGGCCGCCGAAATCAAGCGGCGACGCAAGCGTGAATTCGACCGACAGACCAGGCTGCTCGTTGCTCTTCTGTTCCACACGCCAGATCTCAGCCGCCATCTCCTCGGTCGGGTCTGCTGTCGCATTCCCGCCCGCGAAATTAACCGCGTCGAGATACTTCACAAGCGTCCGCCGCCGGCGCACTGTCGCGCCCACCAGATCAGCGAGATACACGCACAGCGCTGAGATCGTGCTGTTGACGTCGCTGACGGTCAGAGTCGGCGTGGGCTGCTGGGCGTCCGTCGTGCGCTTAAAGCCAGTCGCCTGAATTGGCCACGGCTTATATTCGTTGCCTTGCCACCAGATCGATCCTGCCTGCAGGTGCTGATGGAAGCGCATCATGTCGCCGCCAATGGTGGTGCAGTCCACCTCGAAGAGTTCGATTAGGCGACCTGGCTCAAGCTGCTGGATGTCTGCGGTGATAGTCATTCGTTCACCTCACATCACCAGACCGGAAACTGTCTTGTTTTGTGCCGTCGCGTTCGCGCTTCCCGACGCCGGCGCCGAACCTCCAGTGACCCATCTAAGACGTACGGTGTAGACCCCCTGCGTCGGGAGAATTCCAGCAACTTGCGCAATTGCGGGCGCAGCCGAAGCGCTGTTCGCACCTACGTTGGTAAGCGCCGCCGCGGTTGGCCCAGATAGGACAACCGTTGCCCCAAGAAGCACATCGATAACAAGATAGTTATTGAACGAGGGCGGTGAATTAGCTGACGCGATTGTTGCTGAAGCAGTCAAACTAACCGCTGCGTTTGGCCGATTCGTAGTGAAATTCCATCCAGCAGGCGCAATCGTTGCGGTTGCTCCGGGCCCCGGAGACGACGTGCTTGACGGATCACTTAGCAGTAGCGTTTGTGGAAGCGCGCTACCCAGATAGGCGGCGCTCGCCTCCTGCGAGTAGAGGGACGGCTGCGTGCCTTTCTCAACTTTCATGCGCCGAATCGCGCATCCTCCAGCTGTGACGGCAGGGGTTCCCCATGCCCCTTTGAAAGGCTGAATGGAGACTGTGCCCGCTGGCGCGACACCGGTGGCAGTCGCATAGGCAAAATCGTTTCCGTAGCCGTTCGATGTGACAACCAAATTCCCCACTTGCGTACCGCTAGAGTTTAGGAAGTTGACCCCACACACAACGCTACCTTTCGTCATCCCCCACGTTGCCATCTCCGCTTGCAGATATAGAGATACCCCAGCGGCGCACGGCACGACTGGCTGAAAGTCGTAGGTATCGGCGGAGAGTGCCGCGGCGTTTTTGAAGCAGAATTGATCGTAGGCGAAAGAACCGCCCATTCTTTGACTTACGAAATTCGCCGTGTTCCAGCCAGCATCTCCAAGCTCACCGCTGCCATTGATCACCTGATTCGCGGCATTGATAGCATTGACCTTGGCAGAGGAGTTGAGCGCCCCAAGCAGCGCTATCGGCGACGTAAACGTCATGAGACCAGTCGCGCGGTTTACGTTGAATACGTCGGATACGAACGAACCCTTGTCGTCGGATCGGCGAAGGTACAGGTTGCTGTTGGCATTACTTCCTGTTTCGGTGCCTCCGCTTATCACCATATCGAAACGAGTAGAACCAGACGTAGCCCACCTGATGCCTCGCCAGTTCGCCGCCACGTCGCTCAATGCAAAGTTTGGCGTGCTCGCGTTTCCCGACGTCATGTCATTCAAAAGGTAATTCACCTTCACGAATGCCGCGCGCACGGGATCGCCGTCGGAGCCGCTCGGAGCGGTTCCTAGATTGATTGGTGTATAGGCCATCGAGATTTACGGTGCGAAGGTTTGTTTGAACGTCGCTGTCACGGTGTACACGTCGCCGTCTTTTGTTGGCTCGGTGTACGCCTCGCAGGTGAAAAGCAGTTGCCCGCGCAACGGAGGCGACCACAAGAAGGATGTGGCGCCCGCGTGTGCGTCGAGGAAAGCAAGGATCGCGGAGATCTTTGTTTCGTCGCCTTTGAACTGAAGCGAATAGGATGTAGACCGGTTGTTGATGCCGTCGGCAACTTTCTGCTGATAGCCGTCACCGAACTGAGCAGATCTCGTGCGTAGAGTCGTATCGCCAGAGTAGTTTTCGACAGTGGGATCCCACCCGAATACATCAGCCATTAGCTCACGCTCCCGTACTTCTGCTGCCAAGCCGCGCCGCCTTGCCCTCTCATTCGCTTGGCGAATTTCTGCTCCCACCATCCGTCCAGCATCTTCGTGAGATCAGTGACGTCGGCGCTCGACACGCTATCGGCCGCCGCCCCACTGAAAGTGATGTTGAACTGCGGCCCGGCGCTGGACTGCGGTACTTCAATCGATTGTGATTTCCCCACTGCTCCGCCAGTCGCGAAGTGTTGCCAGCCCATGAGAGACTGGCCTTCGTTGAGGCGATTCAGCACCTGCGTGCCGCCAAGCGCCGCCATACCGCGCACGCTAAGTACACCCTCTCCATCCGACAACATCGCCGGAATGGAATCAGATGTGGAGGTTCCGGGCCCGAAGACCGGGCCGCCGCTCGCAAGGTGAAACACATACGGAGAGACCGACGAGGTGTAGCTCGACGACATGCTCGACCCGAGCAGCGATGTCACGCCAGAGAGTGCAGACTGCGAAGTTCCCGAAGAACCGAGGAAGCCAGAGATCCAGGAACCTAGGCCGCTCGCACCAAGCGCTTGCGACTCCAGCGCTCGAATCGAGATCCGAGCTATGTCGCCGATAATCGACGTTGCGAGACTCGAGAAATTCAGCTTGCCGGAAGTCGTGAACTGCACGAGCGCGTCTTCCATACCGGAGAACGCATTCGTGAACGCATCCGCCGCCTGACTCGCGACGTCCCCCGCTTTCGCCTCATAATTCTCAAGCGCCCGGTTTGCTCCGTTCGCCCAATTTCCCTCCGCAGCAAGCATCGCCTCGTGGCCGTTTGTCACGATTCCAACCGAGTCGGACTGCCACTTCTGCAACTGAGCGAGCTGCTCGTTGTATTGATCCTGGCTAATACCGTTCGGCTTACCAAGCTGCTGCGCGAGCTGCCGTGATTTTTCGGCGTATTGCTGCTGGATCTGGTTGATCTGCTTCGCGAGCGACGATTGATCCCCGTTTATTTCGTGATCGCCTTTCTGGCGGCGACCACGAGGATATGAGGATAGAGTCGCGCTTTCAAGACTCAAAACGCATCAAGTTGCACGCACAAGCATTCCAATTTCGTCTAGACGCGCACTGAGTGCCGTAATGCCGTTCTTTTCCAACTCGCGAATAGTGCGACGGATATTCGTGATGTGACGTTCAGCCGCATTCTTGGGAATGCCAAGATGCTTCGCCGTATCGAGAGGATCTGCCTTTTCCCCGAAATACTTCATGATCACTGCGATGCGGAATTCCTTGACAGGAGGAACAGGCGTAAGCGTGAGCGCCACGTGATCCGCAAGCTGGTTCACTGCCTCTTCGAACATCGGGTTGAGTCGCCAACCACGACAGCACGCGCGCTGACAGTCGCAGCGTTCGCTGTGCGGTAGCCGGCCCGTCACAAGCGCGGCGAGTTGCCAGTAGTCGATGCGCGCCAGTTCGGCGAACACCATGCCCGCCTGCCCCGCGCCGTCCAGACCGACCAGCCCGCGTCCGCTGCCGCGCGACGGGCCTTGCAGCAGCTTCGCCATCGGCGACATGGCGTATTGCTGACTGGAATAGTTGCACGCAAAGGCGATCGCCTCTTGTGCGCTATGGAAAATGCCGTTGTTGATTGCGTTCATAGTCACCTTGTCGTTTGAGTTTTCCATTCGCGATCGCCGCTAGCCATGAACGGCGCCAGCGACTTCTTGTTGTCCGCGAGCCTCGCGAAGCACCAAGCGTATTCGCCATCGATCAGCCGGCGCCTCTCGCTCAGATGCACACGAAACTGCTCGGGCACGAACGCCAGCGCACGCACGCAGTCTTCGGCGATCACGCCGTTGTGCTCGCTGCGACGCAACGCGATCACCATCGTTTCCGTCAGCTGCTCGACCTCGCCGACGGCCGAGCGACCCTTGATGCTGAAAACGCCGATCGTCGGCATCTGAACCTGCAGGCGAATCGGCCTCATGCCGCCACCTCCGCGCGCCATTCGTTATCGCCGCTGGCGAGGAATGGGCGCAGCGCGGCATCGTTGAGAGCCACCAGCGCATCGAGCCATGCCAGGTCAGCCGACACCCACTGCCACGGCTTCACGAAGATGCGATAGCCGCTCGGCACGCGCGCGAGCACCTGCACGATGTACTCATTGCCCAGCGGGTCTTTCTTGCGGCAGCGCCTGAACCCGAACACCACCATCAGGATTTGCTGTTTGACGCGCTCGCTGATAAACCGACCATTCGACCAGCGCTTGTTGATCGCCGCCGGTATCGGCACGTTCACTTCGATCTTTACTGGCTGCACTCAGCCTCCTCCGTAATGCCCATCTTTCGTGCGCGCCTCGGAACCCAGCGTGCGAGCGCGCCGTCGAACACCGCGCACTTCTGTTCCCATGGCGCGCCCGACCTATCGAGCCACTCGTGGCAGGCCGCGCAACCCGGCACCGTGAATTTGTGGTCCGCCTTTCGCGCGCCAGCCTTGCCGTGGATCGCCTGGTTGCTGTGACAATCCACTACCGTGGGGTCTGCCCAATCCGTCCACGGGCACTTCACGTTCAAAAAACACGGCTCGTTACGGCACGCCGCCAGATACTTCGATCCTTCCGCCACTGTCGGCTTCTTCACCCGGCGTTTCATCGTCGAGCGCTGCTTCAGCGTTGCCGCCGACGGTGAGGATTTCCAGGAGCCGCGCGACATCGGCGTCTTGCGCGGGCCGAATCCGGATCGCTTCAATCCGCCTCCCGCACCGAATCAGCGATCGTGAAATGGCGCGGGTTCTTGTCCGCGTGCTTGTCGAGGATCGCGCCCGCCGCCGCGTTGAGCGCCGCGTAGAAGTCTTTCGAGCTGGGCGCGCGGTCGTCGGTCATCATGCTCTGGATCATCGCGTCGCGAAGGACGACCAGGGACGTGATCGCTTTCGTGATGTGCGACATGCCGGAATCCGGATCGATGTCCTCGCCCTCCCACCACGAGAACAGATGCCGGATCGTTGCGTCGTAGTAGACCGACGCACGCACGCCCACGGCGCGATAGTTGTGGCGCCCGTATTTCGCCGCGCCTTCGAGCATCGCGACGCCCACTTCAGCCATGACGGCAGCCGAAACAGTCGACATCGGAGCCTTGCGCACGCCAACCAGATCTTTCGGGTTCGATGGCTTTGCGGTCATACCGCCTCCAGCTGCTCAATGACTGCTGCTTGCGAGATCACCGGCAGTTCGCCCGCAAGGCCGACCAGGTAAGTCGCGGTGAAAACACGCAGGCCGAGCGATCGAGCGATATGGCATTCGAGCGATGCGCCGCGCGATTGCTCCCAGCCCTGCAGCAGCGCAACGCCGTCGCAGTCGACCAGTTGCTTGATGTCCGCCCGCATGCAGTCGAGCCATTCGGCGCCCTTGTCCGGATTAAGCTCAGCCGGGTTGACGATCTCGAAGCCAAGTTCGCGAAGGCGACGGGCCTCAGTGTGGAACGCCGGGAAGTTGAGTTCGGCGTAGCCCGTCATCGGGCCTGCGATATAGAGCTTCATGCAGCAACACCCCCATTTCCGAACAACGCCACCACCATCGGATCACGCCGCACGAGACGCCCGTCTCGCCGCGCTGCGCGCACCCGCGCCCTGGCGCGCTGCCGGTCCAGCTCTTCGGGCCGCTCGCGTTCGAGCTTTCGCTTGTAGCGCGCCCTCTGTTCTGCCTCAGTCATTCGTGGCGGCCGCGGCGCATCCTCGCCAGCACCCCACGCCCAAAGCGCAGTCACGTTCCGCGTTCCGATGGCGCGCAGATATTTCGCGATGTGCACTTCCGTGCGCTTCGCCTTGATGAACCGGCGCACCGTGCCGTTCGAACACCGCGCCAATGCGGCCAGCTCGTCGAGCGACGCCGGGCGCACTCGCAGCGCCGCCTCGATGCGCGGCCAGATCGTTTCCGCAGTACGCTTGCCGGGCATCTTGCGGCGGCGATCGGGCAGCCCGAGGCGAATGCCGTGCATCACGATCGCGTTTTCGCTGCGGCTGGGAAACAAGTGGGTGACCGTCTTCAGCGGCGCGGACCTCTTCCAGACCTTGCGCAGCAATGCGTTCTCCGCCGGCGTCCACTCCGGTGCGCGCGCGCGGCGCGGCTTCTCGATCTCGTCCATCAAATTTCCTTGATAGTGATGTCGTGCACGGCCAGCATCTGCTTGCGCTTCTGGACGTACGCCGGGTTCTTGCGCGTCGCGGGCGATTTCACGTCCTCGACGACCTGCTTGCCGCTCGCGACATCGATATAGACGAAGTCGGCCACGTAGAACGACGCGCGCTCCCACGTGCTGTCGTCGCGCTGCTTGCGCGGCGTCAGCTCGAAGCGCACCTGCAAACGTAGGTCGCGGATCTCGCCGCGCGCCTGCATCTGGATCAGCTCGAACCAGCGCGAGCGCTCCTTCAGGCTGTCGAACTTGATGCCGTCGTGCTCGCATTTCGTGTTGCGGTATTTCGGCGCCTTCTTCGGCTTCGCCATGCCCAGCGATGGGAGTGCCTCGCGGCGATACGCGGGCGTGCGCGCGCCAGGCTCGCTCGCGCCGTCTGCAATGTCGTCGAAGCCGTGCGCGGGCCGCGTGCCGAACTTCTCGGCCAGCTTCTTCTGTGCGTACGGCATCGGTGCGTCGTCGCGCACGCGCGCGGTGCCTACCGTCTTCGTGCCCGCTGGCACGACCATCGGCCATGATGTGGTGCGCTTCGTCATTGCCGCTTTGCCTCCCAGCTCGGCGGATTCACCGTGCATGCCTGGCGGCCGGGCACGAATACGTATTCGGGTTTGAGCGCGCAGTTGCGATAGCCGAGCCGATACATCTTTTCGTGGCCGGGCTTCTTCGTTGCGTGGTCACAGTCGCGGCAGGTGTTCATGCAGCCCCCAATCGAGGGGCTGGCGTTGGTCGGTTCGCCGCCAGTTGCGCGCTCATGCGCACGAAACCGAGCGCCGGCTTGTCCTGCCCGGCCAGCATCACGCGCTGCGCGACGTCCGGGTTTCCGATCAGCACGGGTGGCACGCTCTTCTGCCCCGTCCGGTTGTTCTGCGCCTCGGCAATCCCGATCAGCACCGGCAGGTACTCGGGCGTCTCGCTGCGCATCCGATAGCCGCGATAGCGATTTACGAACTCGTTGCGCAGGAACGGCCATTCCTTCTCGTCCTTGCCGCCCACCAGGACCCAGCCACCCATTTCCACGATAACGCGGTGAATCAGCGGATCATCGAACACGACGCTGTTGTACGTTCCGCACGAGCGCACGGCGTTGTCGACCTTCGCCCACGCCACGAGGCCCGCGTCCTGCGTCGAGCCGTCGAGCATCTTCACGATGTCGGCCGGGAACGGCATGAACTGGCCAGAATCGGGATTGACGCTGTGGCGGCCGATCGCTTCGCTGACTGCCGCGAAGTCGTATGGCCTGAGCGCGTTCCACCAGACGTCCGCTGAGAAGTCGGAGAAGTCGCGGCGGTAGAACGCGTGAACATTGGCAACGAGCGCGACGAAGGCGCCGTGATCGCTTGGGCTCATTGCACGGCCCCCTGTTGAGCCTGGAATCGCGCGGCGGCGCGCTCTGCCACTGCGCGGTTGTTCGCCTCGAGCGCTTCCTGCTTGTTCGGCGCGCCGCTAGCACGCGACGCCGCAGGCGCGCCCGTTGCTGCTTTTGCAGCAACCCACTTCGCCTTGAAGCCAGCCCAGTCCTGCTCGACCGCGAACTTCACGGCGGCTGCCGGCGTCATGCCGCACGCTTCGGCCTCAGCTTTCACTCCATCCCATGCCGTCGGCGTCAGCGGAAGGCGCTTGGCCTTGCGCAGCGCGAGCCAGTCGCGAGCGTGAGCGCGGACGACGCCTTCAGCGACAAGATCCTTGGCGGTCAGCGGCTTGCCTTCGACATCAGAGTTATCCACAGAGGACTGCGAAGCCGAAGCACCGCGCTCGCGCGTGTGCGTTTCTTTGTTCTCCTCTTCTCTACTCTTATCTTCTCTACTCTTATCTAGGTCAGTTACATCACCGTTATGTAACGCGTTACTGTCACCGTTACCCGGTTCGTTATGGCCTTCTTCAGCGGAACCGCCCTTCTTGTTGCGATGGCGGCGCTGACGTTCCGCGTTCGTAGGATCGGTGTCGCTGCGCATCTGACGCTTCGCCCACGCCGACGGCTGCCAGCTCTCATCGATCAGCCCGGCGGCCACGAGACGCTTTTTCACGTCGCGCACGATCGCGAAGTCGATCCAGATGCGCTGCGCAACGATGCGGTCGAGCAGCTCGGGCGCGCATTGCTGGTCGATCACGCCGGCTGCCTTGAGCGCCAATACGGCGATGAAGTGGCGCTGGTCCTCGAACGCGAGCGAAATCATCTTCGGGTCGTTGAGGAAGTCGGTGTACATGCGGAACCACGGCAGAACCTTCGTGTTCATCGTCGCCTCAATCAGTTCGCCGCCGGCAAGCCGAGCGTTTCGTTTTGCTGCCCCGTCGCCGCGCACTTCTGCATGCCATGCACGACCAGCTTCGCGTCGTCGATCAGCTCGCGCACGCGACCACAGACGCTGCCGAGACGCATGTTCGTGCGATCGGCAATCTCTTGGCGCGTGAGCGTCAGGTGCGGCGTGTAGAACAGGTCGAGGATCATTTGCTTCTGCGTGCGGCGCGCGCCGCCTTCGAGCGCGTCGTAGGCCGCGCGCTGGGTGTGCGTGGTTCTCATCGCTTGCCCTCCACCATGCCTTCGATGCGGCTATGCAGGCCGAACAGCGTTCGGATGTGCTCCCAGATGCGATCCTTCACACGCGTGACCTCGTGGCTTTCGACGACGCCGTCTTCGAACGTGCGATTCACTTCCTTGCCGATCTCGCCGTTCGTTTCCCAGGTCTTCGCCATCAGCTCCAGCACAGCCGAATCGCTGCAATGCTCGGCAGCAGGCATCCTCACCAGCGCGAGGCCCCGCTCCTGCGCCCATGCTTCAAGGATCGCCTCGTCGCCCGTCACATCGGTGATGCGCACCGCCTCCTGGAGCGTCAGCTTGTGCGTATCCGTGTTCGGATTGACCTTGCTGCGAAGCACCGCCGCCGACATGCCGATCCGCGGCGCCAACGATTCACAGCCACCAGGGTAGTTGTGCGCAACAGCGTGCGCGGTATCGAGGATGTTCAATTGAGGCTCCAAACAAACGTGTTTTGTCCCTGTTAGTACTACTAAAGTCATTTAAAACAAGAAGCAAACAGGGAAAAGAAAATGAAATCGTTGCTGCCGGTTATCGCCGGAACGGCATCGGGCCGAAGCGCGGGGAATCGCTTCGCCTCTCGTTCGCCCGCTCCGCTCGGTGGAGCTGGGCGAACTCTCTTATCGTTTCAAGCCACCGCAGCAAGCGCATCGTTTGCCTCGGTCACGCGCTGCCTGGCGCGAATTTCCGCAAGCTGTTCGTCCCGAAACACGCCGGGGTTTTCCTTGGCGATGGTCACCATCACTGCGTCAACGCCGCCATGTTTCGGGTGATCGCGCAGCATCTGTTGGTGTTGCGGAAGGTGCATATATGCTCCGTGGTTATTAGGGTGAGGTTCCTGGCTTTCGCCGGTAGACTTGGTAGCTCTCACACAACCCCGTCTACAAAGGAACCTCATGGCATTAACTTTCGAACAGGACGTCAGCGCGACACTGGCTGCGCATCAAGTCGCTTTGGCTACCGCACTTTCGATCGCAGCAAAGCAACACCCAAATCCGGTTCAAGAAATCGAATCTCGCTTGCCAGCGCTGCTCAATGCGGGAAAAGAGACCTACAGCAATCAGGAGGAACTGGAGCGCTTCAGTCGGGAGGTTCGCGCGATCTTGATGCGAGCCACCATGCACCTCACAGACGACCGCCAGGCGGAGTAACCGACACCAGAGTGTCAATTCGTGCACCAAGTGCGCTCTTCCACAGCACGTTGGCCACGACGGCTCGGTTGGGAAGAGCAACGCCGCCCTGCTTCGATTCTTCGCGCAGGGCGCACTGCACCGCCGGGCGGATCAGGAACAGCACTAGTCGCGCATACAGGTTCTTCATTTCAGGCTGCCTCCGGGTGTGTCGCCGATTGGATGACGAGTTCGGGCCAGATGTCCTGCCAGTCATCAGGACGCAGGGTTTGTCGCGAAACACCAACTGCGCGCTCTATCTCGCTGCACCGCTCCGGACGCAGCGGACGCGTCGACTTGAGCCATTTCGAGATCAGTGGCTGAGGCCTGCCCAAAAGACGGGCAAGCGCCGATTGCGATCCAGCTTTGCGGATCGCGTCTTTGATGCCCGGCACTGAGCAGTTCGGATGTTCCATACGGCAATTCTATAACCAAAGTTATCGCAACTCAATAACCTTGGTTATTTGCCGAGTAAAAACCATGGTTATAGGATGCGCGGCATGGACAATCCAGAATTCGGAAGGCGCGCGAGATCCCGCAGAGAGAGCTTGAAGCTGTCTCAAAAAGCGCTTGCTGAGAGGGTGGGCGTATCGCAGCCGGCAATCGCAAAAATTGAAGCAGGCGGCAGTACGTCGACGACTGTCGGCTTCGCCTTGGCCGCCGCACTTGAAACTACGCTGGAGTGGCTTGAATTCGGGGACGAGTGGCGAAACGCGCCGAAAGGCTGGAAATCACTGGACTCAATGCGGCGCGCGCAGGTGGAGTCCTACATCGGCTGGCTTCTGTCGCAGGAATCACCCCAGTCAGGCGACGGGCGATTCCAAGCGGATTGAACTCTTTGGCATATGCTCGACGCTTTTGAGGGGTCTCAGCGAGGTATCGCGAAACGCGGTTTTGCGCCCGATCACCGGGCGCCCCGTTCCGAACTCGCGCCCGAACGCCGGCGCGCCCAGGAGCGTCACATTCCATCGATCATGCGCACCCCATCCCTCGACCAAAACAAAGCGGCCGATCAGCAGTGCGTTGCTGGAATAAATCACTTGTGCGATGTCGCCAGGCCTGCACCGCAAGCCCGACGCCCCCCCGTTTTGCTGCGTCATTCTTGGTTCGCTCATGCAAAAGCACTGTACGCTTATACAGTACCAGAGCTTTCATTCGGCTGCTAGAGTCGCACGGATTCTTTCCAAATAGTAATCATTCAAATCGCATATAAATCGGGGAAACCATGATTCCAGACATCGGCGTAATGATCGGCCTCTACATTATCACCCGAATGGTCGCTCTCATCTCCAAACCGGAGTCCAAGACGTTCAGCCGGATAATGGCCTGGATAACGATTGGCGTGACGATCATTAGCGTGATCGATCTGTTTAGCAAGGCGAGTTCGATCAGCCCAGGGCGCCTCTAATCCGGGCTACGCGACGGTTTGGGAACGACAATCGCTATAAGAGGCAAAAATGAGAGGCGAATCGGCATTCGGGGAAATCAGAAGCAGCGCGCAGCCTGAGAAGGTGTTCTTGCAGCTCGACAACGTCAAGGTCACGAGCGCGCGGTTCATGGTGCCCGGGCAGACGTTTGCCATGAGCGGCATAACATCCGTCCAGCATTGGCGAACGCCCCGAAAATGGCTGTTCGGCGCCCTGCTGATTTTTATGGGCCTCCCGATGTTACTTACCGGGGTCTCGATCTCTCGCGCTGAAGGGTCTGCGGGACCCTTAACGCTCGGGCTCATCCTCGCGGGGTTAGGTGCCTACCTCCTGTGGCGTGGGCGCCCTCAGTCACAGGTCCGGCTTCAATCAGCCTCAGGGGAAGCGAAAGCATTCACATCGCACGACGATGCCTTGGTGCGCCGCATTGTCGCCGCACTGAGCGACGCCATTGTCTATCGTGGGTAGCCTGGGATGGCCGTCAAGTCGATTGATTCTTATTTGGGTTAGTCCCACGGACGAGCGCCTTGCACGCTGAAACGCATGGGTCAACTCCGGGCAGGCATCTTGCGAGCTGTCGGGAGACGTGCCGCGCGTGCCATTGAATTCCGTCGGCGCGCCCCGATCTAATTTACATGCAAGTCATTGAAATACAAGGAAATTATATGACGTGCGCATCAAGTTTTTTGTAACATTTGATGCGGACAAAGTATCAGTTTCCTTATAATTGGCGCCATCTAATGGCATATCTAAGGCGGCAGCATTCCGCTGCGGCCACCAACCAAAGGGGTCGACTATGAAGGTTCGCTTTTTTGAAGGCTGGGACGGCTGAATGGACTGCCAGCAGATCGCGAAGACGGTCGGCTGGCTCGGGGAAACTTGGGGCTTCTGGATACAAACAGGAGCCTTTTTAATTTCTGCCCTCGCTGGCGTCGCCGTAATCTACTACAACGGGAAACAGGGTCGCACCAAGGCTCTGATTGACCTGATCATTCAACAAAAAACAGACCACAAGCTTCTGGAAGCCACTCAGATGGTATTCCGGCTGCATCGAAACAATATTCAGTTCAGCCGATACGTCCCCTCGAACCTCACCGCCGATGAAGAAATCGCAACGCGAGAAGCTATCATCATGGTCCTCAATAATCACGAGTTTATTGCGCTCGGGATTCGACAGGGTGCATTTGACGAGAAGATCTACAAGCGTATGCAGTGCTCAAACGTCCTGAAAGTTTGGGATGCTGCCCGTGGCTTCGTTCATGAGGTCCGCCGCATGGAAAAGAAGGACACCTTTTTCCAAGAGATCGAGCAACTCGCCGAGCGCTGGAAAAAGTCGCCAGTAACGCCTGACAAATGACCCAAGATCCCCGCCACCGAGCGGGGATTTTTATATCGGCACTCGCCGGAACACCTCGGGGTAAAGCGCTCGCACTAGACGGGCCCCAGCATCCACCAGCACCGCCATCTCGCGGTCGCTTAGCATCCGCTCCAACTCGGCCAACACGTCGGCATATCGCTCAATCGGCTTCCACGTGTCATTGGTTGGCTCGGCGTCGACCAGCCTCTCTAACACATCTTCCCGCGTCATAGCTGCCCCCTCCATAGCACGCGCACGTTCGTTATAGATCGCGGAATGGGCGATTGATAGGCATTCCTCGACTGTTACAAATTTTCCGAGTCAACGATAACTATAGTTATTGACATAAATATAACTATGGTTATAAGCTTCATCTCACGCACTACAGAACACCCCGAAGCACTGAGCGGGAGCGCTTCAAGTCGGCGCGGCGACTCTAAATAGCCCGTAGCGTGACGTCTCCCACGCATGGACCTCGCAGACAGTGAGAGAAGCGCTCCCGCTCAGTGCTGCGATACATAACGGAGCTTGAGATATGAGCCACGCAGCAACACAAGGCGCAGCGGCATTCGCTCCCCGCGCCACGCCAGCCAGAACGGATGCGCCGCGCCCGCTGACCGACGCTGAACTCGCGCGCTACGCACGCTGGACCGCAAAACGCCCGCTGCTCTCGTTCGTCGCGCTCGCCGCGCTGCCGTTCATCGGCGAAGGCATCTGCCGTCTGCTGGGTGCGTGGTAATGCAAACGCTCAAGCTCGCCGGCCGCCTCAGCATCGCAGGCTTCGTCGTTATCGCCCTGCTCGCTTTCCAAGCTCAGATGCACGAGCGCGAAGCAGCATTCGAAGCCCGCTGCAGCACGCGCCACTGCACCTGATCCTGTACATCCTCACCGTATGGATACCGCTCCATACGATTAGTAATCCTTCCTAATTCGAGGTGATCGAAATGGGCTCGCAACAAAAGATCGAGAAGACCAAGGAAGCGCTCGAAATCGAACGCGCGGAGATCGAAACGCTGCGCGGTGCGATCGAGCAGCTTTGCTGGCGCCCCCCTCAACGCGTGCTAGCCGGTAGTTATCAAACGGCTGTGGCGTGGAAAGAGCTTGCGATTGGCGCGCTGCGCCTCGCAAAGTCCAAAGCGCCCACCCTCGCAAAACTCCGTAACGCGCGTGACGCAATGGTCCGCGCGCAAACCGAATAACGAATCGCTCCGGCGGCTCCCCGAGCTGCGGCTTTAAGGGTGCAGTCCCGGCCCTTCTTTTTGAGGATTCCAAATGAAGATCACGACCGACCTGCTCCGTGAGTGGAGCGCATGCACCGATGGCTACGGCTGGTTCATCCGCCGTTTCCCGCAAGGCGCTGACTATGGCGTTGTTCAGCAAGCCCTGCGCGACGACAACCGCTTCGACGATTCGAACTGGCTGACCGAGCAGACTTTCGGGCACCTGCTTGTCGAGCCAGCTATCGTGAGCGACATCACCGCCGATGCGAAGGCTGTGAGCGACAAGCTCATCGCCGACACGACGGCGCTCAAGGTTGAAGCCGAGAACGTTGCGAGCACCACCGAAAATGATAATGGCAACTCCGCCCAGATCGGCAGCTCGGGCTACTCCGCCCAGATCGGCAGCTCGGGCGACTACGCCCGGATCGGCAGCTCGGGCAACTCCGCCCAGATCGGCAGCTCGGGCTACTCCGCCCAGATCGGCAGCTCGGGCGACTACGCCCGGATCGGCAGCTCGGGCGACTCCGCCCGGATCGGCAGCTCGGGCTACTCCGCCCAGATCGGCAGCTCGGGCGACTACGCCCGGATCGGCAGCTCGGGCTACTCCGCCCAGATCGGCAGCTCGGGCTACTCCGCCCAGATCGGCAGCTCGGGCTACTCCGCCCAGATCGGCAGCTCGGGCGACTACGCCCGGATCGGCAGCTCGGGCGACTCCGCCCGGATCGGCAGCTCGGGCTACTCCGCCCAGATCGGCAGCTCGGGCGACTACGCCCGGATCGGCAGCTCGGGCTACTCCGCCCAGATCGTGGTGACCGGCGAAAACGCCGTAATTGCTGTTGCTGGCCTCGATGCCCAATTCAAGGCTGGTGCCAATGCTTCAGTCTCCATTGCATATCGTGATGCTCATGACCGCGTGCGCTTTGCTGTCGGATATGTCGGCGAGAACATCAAGGCGGATACCTGGTATCGCGTCACCAAGGCCGGCGTATTCGAGGAAGTCGAGACCGGCGAATTGGCTGAGGCGGCATAACCACCATGCCGATGCGCACTCTCCCGGCATTACTCGCAGTCGCGGCGACCGTGACTGCAGCGTGCCTCTCCGTCCAGTCAGGCCTGCAGCGTGGCGGCTTCTTTGCCGAGCGCGCTCTGTGGGTCGCCGTCGGCGTCGTGCTCGTCGTGGCCGCTCACCTGCTGCCTGCCCTCGTGCGGTCGCATGGCTGGCGAGTGCGTACGGTCGGCGCCCTGCTCTGGATCGGTTGCATCGCTGCTACCTGCTACGGTCACGCCGTCTTTTTTCTGACTGCTGCCCGTCACGCTGGTGAGCTGCGCGCCGCCGCGGTGCCAGTAGTCACGGCAAAGGGACGTGGCCTGGCCGAGATCGCACGTGACCGTGCTGACGCAGTAACGCGATTGGCCCGCACCAATGCGCGTCGCTGCGTCGCCCCATGTCCGAACCTGACTGCCGAGCGTACCGCCGCTGCAGCCCGCGTCGATGCCCTCGACGTCGAGCGCGACGAAGCGCGCCGCGCCGAGGCCGCGCAGGACCGCACCGCCGCTGCGCGCGCCGCCGCCCTCGCCGACCCGGTAACGGGCGCCATGACTTCCTTCGGCCTGCCCGCCGCGCGCGCCGACCTGATCGCCGGGCTGGCCTTCGCCGGCGTGCTTGAGGCTGTCGCCTGCTTCGCGTGGCTGCTCGCGCTGCGCCCGGTGGCCGTGACTGCCTCTGTGACTGAATCGCCGGTAACGCCCGCCCAGCAAGGGAGTAACGCAGTAACGGTAACGCCAGTCACGCCCGAAAGTATCGCCGCGCCGGTAGTCGTGACTGGCGCGCCGGTCGCCGCCGAGCCGTTCATGACCGCGCCCGCAGAAATCCTGAGCCTGCCAGTCGTCGAGCAGCGTGACGACGTGACCCGAGTCAGGGCCGCGATCAATGCCGGGCAGGTACGCCCGACTGTGACTGGTATCCGAACGTTCCTGGGCTGCTCGCAGTCACGCGCCGCAGCAGTCCGCAGGCAACTGAACGTGACTGCGGAGAGCGTATGAGCCGCCTAGTTAAAGTCGTTGCTACTCAAGCTGATGCGACCGCCATTGCCGCCGACGGGAGCAGCCCCGAGTTTCGCCGCAGCCACTTCGTAAATGCGTTCCTGGTTCCGATCAAATGCAGCGAGCAAGCCGTCAAGCCGACCGTTCTCGTCGCCGAAGTGGTTCTCCAGCGCTTCATGCGAAATCCAGTACTGCTGCGCGGCGCCATCGATCGTCAGCGAGAAGCGAACTCCGTCGTCAGCAGCGTGCCGTGCGGTTCCAGGTGTCGGGATGTAGGCCAATTCAAGTCTCCGGTTCAGTTTCGAGGAAATCCTAACGTGAGGCAGCAATGAGCAAATTTCTAGCCGTCGCTATCGATCTCAGTCGCCGCCGCGGCAAACCCGAAGTCAAAAGCTTCCTGCTCCGAGTCGGAAATAAAGCGGCCCTCTACTTTGCGACGGACGCCTCCGTGCGTGATGTAAATGTGAACCGGCCACTTGTCGGACATGGCGTCGTAGCCAGTGGCGACCTCTATTGTTCGCCCCTTGTACTCGTCGGTTTGTGCGTTGCGATGCCCATGCTCGATCTGAATTCGCGCCATGTCGCCCCCCCAGGTTGATAGGAGCTTGAACAGTACTACAGCCACGGCAAGAAAAGCGAAAACAGGTATCACCCACCACTAAAGCAGAGACGCATATGAGCCAAGACCTTACCGCTCGCGCCTTCGAGATCGCCGATCAAAGCATGGTCGAGTTGCTGAATTGCCATGCGGTGCGGCATGACGCGCTGACACCGATTTTCGGATTATCGGACGAGAACGGCATCGAGGTGGAAGCCATCGACGAAGCCGATCAGGGTATCCGTGACGCGTTCGAATGGCTTCATCTGCGCGGCCTTGCAGATCTCATCGAGGACGCAGCAGGTACTTGCATCGTCCTGAAAGGGCATGCGCTCGACTATATCGGCTGCTGACCACTACTCACGAGGATTGAACCATGGATGCAAAAGCACCGAGCGACAAGCTCATGACGAAGTTGCGCGAGCTCGCGGATAAGCCGGATGGCTGGGGCGATATTCGGATGATCGAACCGGCTGACGCGCGCGCGATCCTCGCCGCACTCCCTTCCGATGCAGCGCAAGCGCCTGATACGATCGCGCCCGCTGGTGCCGTGAATCTTGCCTGCTATCTCGTTGATCATTGCGACGGCGAGACGATCACCGAAGAGTCGCTCCAGCGTTGGATCGGCGCGATGGTCAAGTTGCCACGCTATAACCCGACTGTCGAAAGCGAACTGGCGTCGATGACGCGCATGTTCCACGCTGCGTGCGCAGACCTGGGCGCTATCAACGAAGCGCTGGGCCTCGACCCAGACGACGGCGGCGCAGAGCCGATCATCGGTGCGATCGAAGAATTGAAAGCGCAGATCGCCGCTCCCGTCGCCCCTGCTGTGGCAGCGCCGTTTGAATGGCCACGGCACCCACGGTTCCCGTCGCCGACCATCCGGGACGCCAACGGAAGCGGGTATTTCACCGAGCACCAGATGCAGGGCTATGCGAACGAGTACGGAGAACTCGTGCGCGCCGCCGTTCGCGTGTGCGCAATCAGCGACGTCGAGTGCTCGCGCGGTTGTGGCACTGGCACGTGCAAGAAGGAATCTGCTCACGACCATATTGCGCATGACCGTAAATTGGTTGCGCAGCCCGACGAGCGCGCAGCCGACGTAGGTACGTGGCTCTGGTCACAACTGATGGTCTACTGCGCTGAGCGCCGTATTGCTCCCGCAACGCACGGCCGTCTATTCCAGATCGTAGATGAAGCACGTCGCGCTTTCCCTATCGATGAACGCGCCACCCAGCAAGCCACTGAGGCCGACGAGCGCGCGGCGTTCGAAGATGCATTGCTGGCCCACTTCTCGGCTTGTAGCAAAGCTGAGGACGCGTCGGAGATGAGTGAGGCAACCCAACGTCTGCGCGATCTGTATGACCGCGCTTGCACTCATGGAAGCGCAGGGTCATCGTCGTTCCGTGAACTTCTTCGGCCAGTCATCGCGGCAAAGATCGCTATGGGAGAGCGCGACATTCAGCACGGCCGCTTCGAAGAAATGTTCCCCAAATTCCTGCAAGCGTTCGACGAAGCCCGCGCCACCACCCCTTCCCCCGTCGCGGGAAGCGCAGGGCAAGCGCCTTGGGTCAGCGTGAAAGACCGCTTACCGACCCAGGCGGGCACGGTGCTCGCGTATTACCGGCCGCAAACGAGTTCGGAGTGGCGATCCGGCGCAGTGTTCGCCAACGACGAAGGATTCTCGCTGCTGTATCCCGGCGCGAGCTCGATCCAAGTAAGTCACTGGATGCCGATGCCTCCCGCTCCCGGCTGTGCTCCCACCGCACCCAGCTTGACGACTGATGCAGGCGCGGTGCTGACGGAAGCGCAGCGCACGACGATCAACGAAGCGGCGAACATCATCGCCATATTCACCGGGCACGACAGCTACGCCAATCTGAAGCAGAAGTTCGGCGACGACCCTTGGACTGATGTCAACAAGATTGCGGCCGACCTCCGCGCCCTGCTCGCCGCCCATCCCACCGAGCAGCGCATGAGCGACGCCGCGCGCGATGTGCTCGCCGAGCGGGTGCGGCAGGTCAGCGGTGAAGGTTGGGATGCGGCGCACGATGACGGGCATCAGCCTGGCACTCTCGCGGCGGCAGCAAGTGCTTATGCGCTTGCCGTGGCTGATGACATTTATCCGTACCCACAGAAGAGCGGTCGCTTCCATTCGACGCCACCCGACATGTGGCCGTTTTCTAATAAATGGTGGAAGCCGAAAGATTACCGAACTGCGCTCGTCAAATCCGGCGCACTGATCCTCGCAGAGATCGAGCGCATTGACCGCGCCGCCCGCAAAGCTGAGATCGAGCGCAGCGGAGGTGAAGCATGCTGATCCGCGAAATCGAAGGTGCCACGCGCCGCCTCGGCGCACCCGCCAACTGGGACCACGAGAAGGCCGAGTGCAGCGTTCTGCCGATCGCTGACGTGATGACCGAAAGCGTCCCGTTCATGGTTTCCGCTTGGATGCCGACGGCCGAAGAACTCGTCGCGCTCAATGCGGGCGCGCCGGTTCATCTCTGGATTCAAGGCACGAATCACCCAGTTGTCGCACTCAGCGTCGCCGCCGCGCACGCAGCGCGGGAGCCGCACGTCGTCATCGACGGCACGCCGCTGACGGACTTCGAGTCGCTGACGCTGAGCATCGCGCTCAACGCCTTCCTGATGGGCCTCGAAATCGATCCACGTGCACTCGGCGATGGCGAGCGCGCCGTCGCTATGCGCGACGCTTACCGAAAGCACGGCGAGCGTATCGAAAAGCTTTTCGCAGACGCCGAAGGTAACCGCGCAACCATAGACGTGCACCAACAGAGCAACACGCAACACGAAGGGGGTATCGAGCAATGAAGATTCGACTGGACGAATGGCTGAAGCGCGAATTCGATCCGCCGCCCGCCATCCGCACGGCGCGCCAGTGGATCAAGGACCGCAAGATCTTTCCGGCGCCGGAGAAGGTTGGCCGCTCGTATTACGTCGACGACAAGGCCGTGTTCCGAAACGGTGTGCCGACCTCGCGACTAGTTCACAAGGTGTTCGGCTATGGCGGCTAGACCACGCATACGCCGTCGGGCCAACTGGCCCGAGAACCTGCACGAGCCGCGCCCGGGCTACTACGTCTGGCGCGACCCGCGCAGCGGCAAGTCGACTGCGTTGGGACGCATGCCGTTGGAGCAGGCCATCTTCGAGGTGGTCGAGACCAACGCGAAGCTCAAGGAACTCGAACCCTCGAAGCGCCTAGCCGATCGTATCTCGATGCACAGCGAGACCATGGCGGATCTGCTTGAGCGGATGCCTGTCGGAAAGAAGGCGAACACCGTGAAGGCGCGGAAGTACCTCGACAAAGCGATCCGCGAAGCAGTCGGCCAGATCCGCTGCGACGCGCTGACAACGAAGCACGTCGCGGAAATGCTCACGGCGATCGAGGCGCGCGGCGCGATGCGCATGGCGCTCCAGGTGCGCAGCCGCGTGCGCGCGGTTTGCCGCAAAGGGATGGCGCTCGGATGGATGGACAAGAACCCGGCCGACCCGACCGAGCGTCCAGAGGTGAAGGTGCAGCGCCAGCGCCTGTCGCTCGAAGCATTCAACGCGATTTTCGCTAAGGCACCCGAAGTGGCGCTCTGGCTCCAGAACGCCATGCTGCTCGCGCTCGTCTCCGGACAGGACCGCTCCACGATCGGGAGATGGGAGCGATCGTTCAGCACCGGTAGCGAGTCTGTGCTGACGCGCGTGAAGACTGGCGTCCGCATCGCAATCCCGAACGAACTGCGCATGGATGCCATTGGCCTGTCGCTCGCCGACGTCATCGCGCGGTGCAGGTCGACTGGCGTCGTAAGTAAGTACCTGATCCACCACATCCGCGGCAACCCGGCGGCCCCGAAGGGTAGCGCGATAAAGCTAAAAACGATCTCTCAGAAGTTTACAGATGCGCGTCGCCTAGCTGGCATACCGGACGAACGCGCGCCGACGTTCCACGAGATTCGAAGCCTGTCGAAACGACTGTATCTGGAGCAGGGCAATGTCGACACGAAGGCGCTGCTCGGCCATTTGTCCGACTCTAATGCGGAGCTCTACGCCGATCTGCGGGACTTGGAGCCCATCAAGGTCAAGGTGAATTAAACAGAGCTATTTTGAACAGTTATTGAACATGTATTAAACAGCCCAAGCCCATCAAGGGCTTGCGGGCGACGGGACATGTCGAAGTGGTAAGGGCCGGCGTCGAGCATCGGCATGTCATAGCGCTCGGGAAACGCGCGGCGCAGCAGCGCATTCACACGCGCACTCAACACCGAGGCGCATACGGGCAGGCTCACGTAGTCGTCGGCGCCGACGGAAAACGCGCGCACCACGCTGTCGTCCGAGGCGTCCTCGGACGCAAACAGCACCGGAATCTGGTTGCCGTTCAGGGCGCGCACTGTCTTCAGCAAATCCGCGCCCGAAAACCGCGTGCCCTGCCAGTCGAGCACGAGCATGTCGACCGTTGAAGCCGCCAGCGTCCTGGCCAGCACGATGCCGTCGCTGAACGGCAGGCAGGCATGGCCGCTCTGGGCGAGCACGCGTTCGATTTGTCCGCGCTGGGTGGCGTCGCGCTGAAGAATCGCGATACGCAT